CCCGAACTGTTAATATGAGATGCTGTAACTGTATTTACAGTTACACTTGGAGTGCCTGTGAGTGCCTCTGCTTGCGTAGCATTAGATGCTGTTCCTGTTAAATCGCCAACAAATCCTCCAGAGGAGGTTGTTATGCCAGAAATGATAGCATTGCCTGTAACGTCTAACTTTTGTCTTGGTGTAACGGAACCAATACCTACGTTAGCCGAAACGGCAGTTGTAATGCCAATATAGTTCGCAGAAGCATCTAAGGCAAGATAACTCGCAAATTGCGAAAGTTCTCTATTAAATGCCATTTTTGCGTTTTTTATTCGTAGAACGTTCTACAATCCATCTTCGTTACTACTAGGATTGTATATTAATATTTAGAAATACTACACTGCAGTCGTTGATAAATTTCCCGAATTATCTACAATTAAACGATATTCTGTGCCATTTGGAGAGGTGAGAATTACGCCATTACTCTGACTACTACCAACCCTCATATCTCCAGTAACTGTAGCACCATTAGTAGTGGTTTCAAATTTCTTAGAATTATCATAATAAAGTTCACATCCTCCATCTTTGATGAATTTTGCAAGTTTCTCTACATCGTCATGTGCTGTTAACTCAACTGCATTATTAGATTGAAGATAGAGACTCCCATTAGTTGCAGTTTGCTTAAAGAACCCTGTAGAATTTTCAATGGTAGTATTACTTCCATCATGGTAAATTTGCAAATCACTACCATCACCAATAACTAATCTATCATTATCTAAGAGATTTACATTACTTTGAAAAGTGGAGATACCAACCACATTTAAATTTGTGCTGATACCAACTCCACCATTAACGTTTATTTTTGGAGAAACACCATTACCCGCAAAAAATTTAAGTCTTCCAGACTCAAGAGTTATTTTCGTACTTGTACCACCATCCGTGTATCTTCTTATAACATCTGCATTAACTCCATCTTTAGCAGATGAAATACCTACGTTAATATCATTTGTAGTATTGCCACCTCTAGTAGTTACTGAGTCTAAAGTATCACTTTCTGGAACACTACTAACAGATCCAGATGATGAATATGAAATTACATCAATAGATTCTCCACCAAACAGTGCTTCATTAAGAACAATAGAGGTTCCATTTGAAGCAACATATTCTGAAGAGTGTAATCTAACACCATTGACAAATACATCAATCAATCCGGCAGTATATGCCTGAGAAATTGTTGTTTGCCCAGCAGTGGCAGTGTAAGTATTGTCGCTTCTTAGTGAAGAAGCAGATGCCCATGTGAGTCCAATACCTGTTGATTGAAGATATTGTCCACTACTTCCTGTCGATCCTCCAATGGAAATTGCTTGTAAAGAAGCAATACCAACAACTGATAGCGAAACCTTTGATTCGCTAAAAGAGGATATTCCTACTTTTATTTGTGGTAGTGTTCCGCTGAGAAGTTTTGCCATTATCTACACCATCACTTCAGGGTTTCTAAGATACTGCCAGTGAACTTAAGATCAGTAGCACTGCCGCCCGAAATAACAAGAATATCTCCACTTTCTAATCCAAGTCTTCCATCCAAGAAACTTACAGTATCTTTAGGAGGGACTGGAAAATCTTTTACAATCTCAGTATCAGTTCCAGATCTACGATGGGTAAAAGTAACTGAGTGAGTTGTATCGGAACTGGTATTAGCACATTGTGCCAAAATTACAACGCCAGCATAACCTACAGGTGCTGTATAGATACCAACGTTTGATGTTGATACAACGTTAGTTACTGTTTTAAATACGTTTAACGGTAATGCCACTTTATTATCCTCCTAATGCTAAAATGAGTGGTGTTACATTATTAAGAACGCTCTTTTGATAAGCATTTCCCGTGATAGTGCCTTCTGATTGGTTGATAGTAACACCATCTCCTATTCTAAAGTTTCCTGCTTGATCAGTGCTTGTGTAAACAACTGATCCACCAGCACGCATATCAACCTCATTCTCAGTAATAGTCACTCCACCTGTTTGAGGAAGTGCTGTAGAAATATCAGTTCCAGAACCAATATATTCAAATGCATGTGATGATGCAAGAATTCTACTCTGTCGGAATATTGGAACAGATACTCCTACTCCAACAGCAAAGGGAAGTTGTTCTTTTATTGTTATTGTAGATATTCCTGCGTTAGGAGAAGTTGCTGATTTAATCTCATAATATTTTGCAACCATCTCAATAGTAACAGCTGCTGTAGTTCCTGAATCGGGTGCAGAAACTGAGACAGAGGGTGAAGTTGTTGTATAACCTCTTCCGTTTGAGATAATATCTACAGATGTAAGTCTTCCTCCAGTGATTTCTCCTCTTACCGAGGCATCAACTCCCCATGATTCACCTGCCGAAGCAATAGTAATCGTTGGTGGTTCAGTATAACCAGAACCTTCATTTGTTATTGTTACTGATTTAAGTTCATAATATAATTCATCAAAATAAACTGCCTGTCCATCATAAGGACGTGCAGTTCCAACTCCAGCAATCTCAAAACTAGTAGATCCTGCAGTTGCAGACGCAGTAGTAATTCCAGCAGTGTAATTTGTGCTTACGCCATCAGCAACTAAACCAAAATTACCAAATGATGAGTTAGAATTTGTGATGTCACACTGTCCACCAGTTCCACAAAATACTCCAACATCAGTACAAATCGTAAATAGTGAAACTATTTGAGCGTATCCATTATTCGTTATTGATACTCCTATACCACCCTGATTGTATTGAGTAAAGGAGTCCGTCACCATACTATTGAAGTCGCCATCAACGGCGTCTCCATCAATTTTCATCCCAATACTATTTGAAATAAAATTGGTGCAATTTCTAATATATGGAGATGTAGTAGAAGTTCTTACCGTATCGGGATCAAAAGCAAAACATGCTTTTCCTGTATTTAAAGTTCCATTAAATGATAAGTCAGAAATATAATCTGCCGGAGCAACATGGAATAAATCCTCTCCTGCATTGCTTGGCCTTACAGTTACTTCTCTCAAACTATCACCCACAATACTTATTTGAGGTGGTAACTTAATAGGATTTGTCTCTGTATAATCTCCAGCAGCAACTTTAATTACAGTTCCTGTTGTTGATATGGCGACTGCACCAGCAATTGATGCCTTTGCATCACCTAATTTTCTTCCAGAATTATTATCATTACCATCTGCCGTTACATACAAGACGTTCGTAACGGTTACCCCAGTTCCAATGGGGACAATATCCGTGCCTAAACCTGCCCTTTCTCTCCGGACAAATAGTTCGGCGTCGTAAGTATTAAGTCCAAGTTCCCCCAACGGGAGTTGTTCAACCGTTGGTTTTTTTCCAGGAACAGCTGAACGTTTTATCCTAATCCTAGGATCAGCCATTCATCCCTCGCATATGGTATGTACCTAAAAAATCCTGTTATATAACAGGCATTAAGTATATTTATGCGTAATCTTTGTTCTCTAGTTTACTTTTTATTTCCTCTTCAAGTTGTTGAATACGCGATTTTGCATCTCTCAACTGCGTATTCAACACTTCAACTTTCGTTTCAGCAACAACTAATTGTGCAAATAAATCCATAGATTTTCTTTGATAAGTTGCAATCAGACTTTTGTAATCTTCTTCATTCATTAAAAGGAGCCACCGTCAATAGTAATATTTTCAAGGAATCTTTCAGATCCAGTACAAGAAATCACTTGAGATTGTCCAGCACAGTCATTAACCCAAAGTTGTCCAATTTCTAAAGGAGCATATGTAGTTGCAGTAATTACACTGCTTGTTTCACTTATATCAGAACCAACAGTGATTCTAGATGTAGAATCGTCCCAGTAAATTGCTGCTTTCTTAGCAGAGTCTGTATAATAATTTAAAATAAGTCCAAGATCAATATTAAGATCTGAACCAGGGGCAGAACCGTCTACTAGTCCTAATTCAACTAAAGAATCTTCAACGGTTAAGGTATTTGTATTTACCTGAGTTTGAGAACCCGAAATAAACAGGTTTCCGTTAACTGTTAGATCACTAGAGATTCCTACGTTTCCAGTTTCATCAGCAACTGTGATTGCAGATGTGCCATCAGTTGCACTGATAATACCAGTTTTTACCGCAGCAGCAACTACATCATTAGAGAATAAACCATCTCTCCATCTCTGCGTGGAAATGCCGAGATTAAATGCATTATGAGAATTTGGAACAAGATTAGAAGTGAACTCGCCACCAACATTAATATTGTCAGTGGTTCCGTCACCAAGATTTACAGTTCCTCCTTTGAAAGTGACAACTCCTACAAATTCAGAGTATCCACCAACATGAAGATTTTGCTTAACTGTAAGATTTTTAGCAATACCTACACCACCATCAATCTGAAGGGCACCAGTATCTTCATCACCTAATGTATTATCAGTAGTATCGGTAAATGTTGATATACCTGCAAAAGTACTACCACCACCGCCACTACCACTTACACCAAACTGTCCAATATATCTTGCACCAGTTAGGTAAACACTTTTACCACTAAAGTTTACTCCGTTAGGTAAATTTGATCCAATAAAGTGAAGGATACCTGCTGAATAATCAAAATACCATTCATCATCGTTTCCAGAACCAGTTTCAAATACTTGAGTACCACTTGCAACGGCAGTGCTAGCATTACTTGCAGTGTGAATATAGACTTTTACTTGATATGTTGAACCAAGTTCTGGAGGAATCCAGTCAGTTAAACCAGTTTTCCAAGTTCTATTAGTCGTTGATGAACCGTCAGCAGTTAATTCAAGTGGAGCTCCTGCAGTGGTAACACCAACATATTCATTAGAAACTGCAGGAATAGTCGCATTAATTGAAGAAGATTCTCTCCAAATCTTATCACCTCTAAGGAGAAGAGGACTTGGATTTGCTTCGTTAGGGCCTTTTTTATTTGCGTTTGTATCTGTTTTTGCTTTAGCAAACGCGATTTTCTTCCAGAGAAAATCAACTTTTTGGGTATCTGAAATTGCCATTTGTTTATCCTCCCCTTAAGATACGCTGAGTGCAGTTACAGACTCACCAGATGCAAGTCCGATTCTTACGAGGACGACATTACTATCGGCATCAGTCATGTTCTGATCACCTAAAGTTAGCGTGTAACTACTACTTAGAGCAGTTCCAGTTTGTATTCGATCTCCAGATGTGAATGCACAACCATCACTACCATTACCGCCGTTTCCAGTATCACTACCAGGTGTACCTGAACCAGCATAAGTTTGATCTGCTCTTAACCAACCGTTAAGTCCAGATGCACTGTCAATATTAGTTCCAGGTGCTGCGATAAACACGCCACCAGAAATACCAGAACTCGTGATGCTCAGTTCAAAGTTAGCAACCGCTCTCCTTTGGAAAGCAAATGTAAAGTATTGAGTTCCTGTATCACCACTTCTATTTGGGCCAGCAGGGAGATAACCACTAGCATAATTGGTTGTATCGTGCTTGATAACACCAAGTCTAACTGTTGCTTCTTTGGTTCCAGAAACTCCTGGATCAGACGCTTCAGAATAAACACTGTTTGTATAGAAGTTGGAGACTCCAAACCCAGAATAATCTGGAGTGTCAGTTGTTTGTGCGCTAAAATCAAAGATTCTAACACCATCATTAGTCAAATCACCGTTTCCAAGAGAATCAGAAACAGCGATTGCAGTTTCATTGATTCCACTTTGGGAAGCAGTATGAACTTGAATATTAGTTGCGATTGAAGAACTATAGGAACTAGTTCCATTTACGTTCTTTGCACGAACCTTTACTCTGCTTATTGTTCTAACAGATGATGATGTAATTGGAACTGTTAGACTTCCAATCGCATAAGAAGAAGCAGTTCCTGTATTTACCTTTGGAATACCTCCCTCAAGCATTGTTGAGGCACCATCGATTTGAGCGTAAGTATATCCAGAATTGGTTATAGCATTTGAAGATGTTCCTTCTTGATTAGCTCCATCATCAACTTCAACAATATCATTTTGATCTGTATAACATTGTCCAACAAGATGATCAATTTCCACACCAGCGACAGTCAAGGTTGGTGATCCCGAATTATAGTAAGGAATACCAGAAATATATCTAAATGTTCCTGCATTATTTTGAGTAACAGTGGCACTAGAAACATCAACTGACGGAGATGATGTTAAATCATCCTTCATAAATCCAACTGTATTAGTATTTCCTCCAGTGCTATGCTGAAGTTGCATACTATTTGTTCCAACCGATAGTCCACTGACTGCTTTAGCAACTCTTGCCTTAAACCCTTTGTATAAACCAGGATAGAAGGTGCTATTTGCAAATGTTGTGGATGTTCCTCCGGAAGTCAGAAGGTTATAATCACTTTCCGAATCGATAGTAAGACTTGTGTAAGACGCACTATCGTCACCACCTGTCAATACTCTCTGCCCATCAGCAGATCCATTTACCATTGCTGTTAATGTTCCAGAATCAGCATTATAAGCAAATGATGTGATTGGGCCTGCAGTTGCAGTACCAGTAGTAACACGGTTGACTGTATCTCCAGTGCTTATTCCTGCTGCCCCAGAAGTATTTTCAGTAAAACCATGAGCTGCTTTGGGGTTGGTTCCAGTGCTACTTACATTACTTAAAGTCTTGGAACTAAGAGTATCAGGAGTTGCAGGGGAATCATCATAAACTTTTAAATTAACTGATGATGAAGTTGGAATAACACCTGGATTTGCCAGATCGTGCTTGTTAATAGTAAGAGTGAGTGTATCCCTACCAGTGCCACTTAGTGTTCCATCTGCCCAGGTATGTTGTAATCTATCTGCAGTTGTACTTGCACCACCACCAACGGTATTGCTTGATATAAAGTCATCTGCAGAACCATCGCCCCAAGCCATGGTGTAAGTAGCACCAGAACCAACTTGAGTTGCGTTTGTGGTGTTATTATCTAAGTAAAGTGATTGTCCTTCTACTACGTATAAATCATTTCCACTAAGTGCGCTTCCTCCGGAAGATGCTCTGTAAAGTGCAAAGGAAACTGCAGGATCGGGAGTATAAACAGTAATATAATTTGATCTTGCTGCAGAGAAAGAATGTCCTGCTCCAGCACCACCAGTATTCTTGGCAACCATTTCAATACTGAATAATCCACCATCAGTATTGGTATAGGTATGTGATGGGGTAGAATCACTTGTTGTTTCTACTGCCGATCCATCTCCCCAGTCAATCTCAAAACTATTTGCATTACCATCAAATCCAGTGCTTAATGTGATAGAAAATGGTGCGCCACCAGCAGTTGAATTTGCAGTAAATGCAAGTCCAGAAACTGCGGTGTTCCTCATTATGTTGAGGGCAAGTTCATTTAAATCATCAATACTATCACTAATTTTAGTTGAACTTGTAAATGTATTTAAAGCAGCTGGTGTTGTGTAACTTCCATCAGTTGGAGATCCTAATGTCATTGCTGAACCTTCGCCAGCAATGGTAATATCTACAGTATCAGTGTCTGCATTATATGCAAATGTATTACCAGCACCAATAAAATTCAGGTTCTGAACAGGGCCTGTGGTGATTACATTTCCCGAGGAATTAATACCAATGTTAAATCCACCAGAAGCAGTTACAATACCGGTGATATTTAAATCAGATGTAAATTCAGATCCCCAAGAAAGGGTTCCTGACGCATCTGTAATTAATAGTTTTCCTGCTTGAGGAGTTTCTGGGAAAGTATAAGTGGTTATACCACTAAGAGTTGCAGGAGCTCTTAAATTAATACTGTTAGAGCCGTCCTTGTCAACAAGTTTGAACTCTAAAGGATTGGTGCCATCCTCTCTACCCCAATACCTACCTGAACCATAAAACTGGTTTGTGGCGGTTTCTGACGATAAACCGATGTATAAATCGTATTTGTCAGTGGTAAAGCCAGGTTCACCTACCCTAAGTCCAGGTAGATTAGCAAACGCACCTCTCTTAAACTGAAGTACTGGAGAAGTCATTTAACCTATGATTTTTCTTGTTACTATTTAGATATTTTTAAAACGAGCCACCATCAAGATCAATTGTATTATCAAGATCAGTTTCTAATTGAGTGATGAAAGTGTCAGGAAGTGTAGCATCATTAGCAGCAGCGGTAAGAACACTATCCGCAGGTATCAACTCAAATTTAGCCAGGGATGCATTATATGCTAATACAAATTTATCAGATCCGGGTAAATTGGAAACTGAAACGTCTGCAAGTTCTGATAGATTCTCCGCCACTACGGTTTTCTCCTGAGTTACGGTAAATTTTTTAGTTCCTGATCTTTTTACTAAGTAATCTGGCATTTGTTTACCCTATAGTGGTATTTATGATATACCTGCTGTAACTAGTGCCATTCCTTGAATGACTCTTGTTTTATCACCACCCGCTGCAGTAAGTAAGATATCATAAAGATATCTTCCAGATTCCATTGTTGCTGTAGTCTCATCAGTCATGGAAATAGTAATTTTTCCAGTTGAAGATTCAATGGAAGTAGAAAAAGTGTATGCTGTTCCTGCAGTAGGATGCTTTTTTGCTTTCGCAACAGCACTTGCACTACTCATATTAAACACGGAACCATCACTATTTGTAATAGTAAAGGTTGATGTAAAGTCCGCACCTTGTTCAATTTCTATGTTTACTGCAGGTACTGCCATGACACTTTTTTAACTATTTATTTTCTTTGTTTTGCTTCAATAATTTAGCGAGATCAGCGGTAGATCCAACAAAGAGTGCATTTGTGACATTTGTTGGGCCTTTTGATGAAGATTCTTCTTCAACATCCTTAAGTTTCTTTTGAAGATCAAGAAGTTTATCAGTTGCATCGGCAACGCTCTTGATTAACTGTCCAGCAACTTCATATGCTCTTGCCTGTTCAGTTTCTTGTGCTAATTCAAGAATACCGTTGACTGCTTCCTGCCCCTTTTCAATTAGAGAATAAAGATTACCTCTTGTATACTCATAATCTTTTCTAGTATCAGACTTTATTGCATCTACTTCTTTTTGAACAGGTTTTACTTGTTCAGGTTCACTTGATACAATCTCACTTGACACATCAAATGCTTCGTTTAAACTGTCAAAACTCATGATAACGCACCATCGAATCCGAAGTCATCACCAACTTCAATAAGGGCATCATCAGCATCAGTGATAACATTAACTGCAGTTCCACGAACATGTGATCCAGTAATAGTTCCATCCTGTCCTCTTTTTGTAAAAAGAGTATTTCCTTCTTTTCTATCCACGTATATTGATTCGTTATTGATATTAATGTATACGTTTTCGGCAATATTTGTTGCGTCAGTAACTTGAATTATATTAGTTGTTGTACCTATATCTTGTGCTAAGTTTGTGACAACATTACCGGTATAACTTTTTGTTGCTCTTGGAACAACAGTATAAGTAAGATCTCTGGTTGGTGTAGAAGAATCGTCTTGAACATATCCAACCTGTACTTTTTTGATAAGATCTCTGGATGCTTTTGAAGTATCTCCAACTGGGCCGAAAAGGTATGTTTTGGCAGTAAATCTTATAGTATAAAGAAGCGAACGTCTTGTGCTATAGTTTCCTTCATAATCGTCTTGCATCGTGATATTTTCGATCACGATAGGAATATCTCTTTTTTCTCCAATAGTATCAACTAAATTTACTGAAAGTGTGTAAGCTGGTTGAAAATATGGTAAAATCTGTTCAACAATCTGAAGCATATCATCATTCAACTTAGTGAATATTGATAATTCAAATGACATATTATACGGAACAGGCATATAGGTTTTTCTGATTGCCGTTGCAATACCTACAGTCTGTGTTTTGAATGTTTGAGTAGTGGTAACTTTTCTCGTTCCGTCATATTGTAGTCCTGTAAATTCAAAGGACATTCTTGGAAGAGTAATCGACGTTGGTTTGTTAAGATCTGGCGATTGCTCTAATCTTGCTAAAAACTTTTGAGTTGGCCCGTATGCTAAAGGTACTTTAATCTCTTCGGATACGTTACCAGCGGAATCGAGATGCTTAATATCAATCCCATTAAAAAGACTTCCGAACGCAATGATGGTTCGTCTTAAGATTTCATGGTAAAAGTATTCAAACATACAGATGCCTTATGTAACTTTATTTAGGGTTAAGGATTCCCAAATGGATTTGATTCTGAGAAATCTAAAATTCCATCATTAGCAAAAGTTTCAAAGGTATCATTGTCTGGATAATTATTTACTGTGTTATCATCCTCATAAACACTTATCACATAAGATGCGCTGCTTGCTGAACCCACAATAGTCTCTCCAGGTAAGAAGTCTCCTGTAGTATTAGAATAAGTTAGAACGTTAGTGATAGTATTCCATGTCTTGACTACTCCAGTCACACCACTTGTAGATCCGGTAATAGTTTCCGATCTAACAAATGTTCCAACTCCAGCAGCAGGTGGATCTGAAAGTGTAATTGTAGGAGCAGTTGTATATCCAGCACCAGCATTGGTGATATAAATTGCAGAAACGGTTCCGGCAGCAGAAACCACAGCTACACCAGTAGCAGTTGTTCCACCAGCACCTGGACTACTAAAGGTAACGGTAGGAGCAGTCACGTATCCACCACCTCCACTAGTAACAGTTACAATACCGACAGTATTGTCAGAAATTCTAGTGGTTGCAGCTACTCCAACACCAGGATTAGTGTTAAGTCCAACAAATGCAACTCCCGGATTTGCAGTATATCCTGCACCAGGATCAATCATCATAACTCCTTGAACAACAGAACCTATTTGTGTTCCATCACAACTAACAATGTCGTCACGTAGGGTAGATATTCCAGTTGCTGTGGTTCCTGATATAGGAGATGAAATAAAAACACTGGGTGGATAATTATATTTTTCTCCTCTGTTTGTAATAATGATCTTGCTGATAGCTCCGCTTTCAACTCTTCCAGAGATAGCGGTTGCGGTAGAACCTGATCCAATAAGTGAGAGAGATCGGATGTTTCCCTCAGTGTCGAAGGAATCATCGATTTCTTCAATACCAGTATCCAATATTTCATCTTCCCCTCTGAATAGTTC